TGCTGTAGCCGACACCGTAGTATCACCCATTGGCATTAACTGATTAAGGCTAGACTTGTACATGCTCATTCGTTCAGGTAAGCCCTGATAAGTGGCATTGTTAATCGGTACTGGGGTAATCGTAGCAGTACCCGAGAACCATAAAGCTCGATTAGCATAGACTAGCGAGTCAAGGTCTACACTGTCAGCATCTCCATTAATATCTAGAGGTGGTTCTAATCCTAGTTGAGTAGCTAATACATCTGCTCGTCTCATATAGTCTAAGACGTTCTGAGTGCCGCCAGCTAGTTTAACGATACCTATCCCGTAAGGATTAATAAAGTCTTGATAACAGTAAAGGAAGTGAATGTTCACATCACCAGTCGGGTCGGGGTTAGACCATTCACGAACTGTCTCGTTAGTGGCTTTGTGATACATATAGAAAGGAGCATCGACTCCTCTTTGTACTCCTATACAGAACTTAAAACCTTTTGGCTTGACGTTCTTAGTTTGTATCTGCCTTGGAGTGTTCTGGCTTTCACGCTCTTCTTGGTCATCTGATGCAAGGATTTCCTCTAATGCGGGGATATTCCATTTATTAGTAGAGTCTTGGTCGGTATCTTTCTTGTTTGTGCCTTCAGCTTTGGCTTCCTCAATTATGTTCTTTAATTGAAGCTTTGAATAGTAGACATCCCAGAATATTACATCTGAGTCGTAATCAGATACTTTACCGGGCTCTAAAGTAACATCTTGGGGTTGTGCAACAATAAAATCTGAATGTCGTTTACCATTCTTTTCTACGAAGATAGTAATCAAAGGTACCGAACCATAGATAGCTGCTTTACGTACAGCGTCCTTCCACTTGCGGGTAAATGGTGCTTGAGTATTAGCATTAGGTATAATCTCTTTGTTCCAAACCATGTTAGCTAACTCAGCTATGTAAGCCTCGTCCCGGTTCATAGCCTTGACTGTGCCACTTAACTTGCTTGATACTATTCGTTTAGGTAGTTTAAACAAAGATGCAGCTAGTGAGCCGTCATTTACTTCAGGTTGGTTAGAGTCTAGGTTGTCAATTAAACCATTGTCAGCAAGACGCTCGTATGATGGGTAATCTTCTCGCCATATCTTAGCTTCTTGGGTGCTCTCTGTGTATAGTGATTTTAGTTCCGATTTTTCAATGTAAGCCATGTGTATAAATCCTTATATAGACTCTATACGACGATAGTACATCTTTCTTTTTGTATAATAACACAATTTATCTATTTTTACATACTATTGCACGGTCCATTTCTTCCTTAGTAAATATCTACCCTTCTGGTCTAGTTTTATGTCTATATTAAGCCTATCCGTTTCTGCTGAACTTATCACAGCCAAAGCGTCTATAATGTCCCTCAATAAGCTTTCTTTTGTACTGAACATTGATATTTCTATTTCCTGCTTAGAGCTTGATAACTTGCCATCAAAGTAAGACTCAGTTACGATTGAATGACCATGGTCAATACTATACATGGAACTTAAGCCTTTCCGGTCTTGGTTGTTTATATTTAGGCTTCTTGGGTCGTAGACTTTCAAATCCATATCGTGTAGCATCTATAAAATGGTTCCACATGTCTATTGGAGTATTGAGTATCTTGCCTTCTTTGTCGGTTTCCCACATATAGTTTCTGTTTTCTTTGATACCATTAGTAGACCTTTTGGTAATACTAATCTTTTGGTCTTGAACATATTGAATGCCTTGGTTGACTGAGCCCTGACCCTTTTGAGTAGGTAGAACATTTATCCCATATAGCTTTAGTTCGTCTATACTCTTAGGTTCTGCTGAGTCTGCCATAACTAATGCTCTTGGCTGGTTATTAATAACATCTGATATCTGTTTGTTGCTTAACCCTTTTTGATATAGAATTTCATCCAAAATGTAACCGCCATTATAATAGTAGATAGCAACAATAGCAGTAGGGTCATTGCTATAACCGAAATCCAGTCCATATCGTTCGAGTCTCGCTTCGTGTGGTATTTCATCTATAATCCTCCAGTTAGTAAATATCTTTCCTTCAACTTCACCAAGTTGTCCTAAACCGTATACCTGCCACCATGCTTTATTATCCTTCCTGGCTTCTATTGATTTGACTATTGACTCGGGTAGTCCCTCATTATCTAAATATGTAAGAATAAGGAAGTCTGTGTCGTCTCTGTTTATTACTTCTTCGTAAAACCAGAACTCATTAGTCGGGTTCCAGTCCAGCCATATCTCGTCTTCGGTTCTTACTTCTAGTTGGTCAAATGTTTCTTTAGGTATGTTGTTGGCCTCATTAATAAATAGTCTTTTACGTCGTGGACCTCTTACTTTCCTTGGCATGTCCAAACTAAAAAACTCCATCTTGCTTCCTGTTTCGAAGGTATATATATAGTCTGATTTATTCCAATTGGCTTCTTTAAAGTAATTATGACCCTCCATTATATTAAGGAAGTCTCTCATTGCTCCTCTTTTTAAGTGAGGCATTGACTCAGAAGTTACTGATGTCATAGTTGGTATCTTATCAGTCTGAGCTTTGTCTATAAGTATCTGCAAAATAGATATAGTCTTGGAAGCTGATGTACCTCCAGCAATACCTCTTATTCTCTTTTTAAGCTTCAGTAATTTCTGTACTGCTGTCGTCGGTATGTATAACACTTGCGCCCCCTAAGATTGGTGTTGGTAGCTCTTTACCTTTAGTAGTCATGTCAACTGATTGTTGTGGCTTACCTTCCATACGGTCGTATACTTCTTTAATAGAGTTCAAGTCGCCTTCTCTAGCTTTCATAATAAGTTTCATATCTATTTGCTCAAGTACTGTAAAACCTTCTACTTCTTCAGTAATAGGATTAGATAAGTTTTGTGTGATGTCTAATAGTCTGCGAAGTCTTGTACTGGTGTTTGGAGTACCCTTCGGTTTCCCGGCCGGATTGCCACTAATGCCTGGTTGAAAAGGTTTTAAATTATCTAATACATTTGGGTTATTAGCCATTACTGAATCATTTCTGTATTAATTTGCTTACGTATCATAATGTTATATGCCTTGTAGATTTAATAGTATCTGTCCCAAAATGTCTCATGTGTTCTCCTGCTGGAGCTAGCTTATCTGCGCTTATAGGTTTCTGTTTAAAGTCTCTATATTTATAGTGGTCAATCTTACATTGCTTAGAGTGAAGAGTATACGGCTCGATTTCTACCATCTTCTTTTTTAATAGTCTAGCGCAGTTGCAAAACATATTATCACCCTTAAGTTATACTTACATTATATCACTAAACTTCTTAAGTATACACTATTTTACCACCAATGATTTGCTTGCCAGAATACCCAGGCTGCATCCCAACTTCCATATCTTTGAATTGCGTAGTTCGTAAACCATGCGTCTTGACAGGCATAGTCTGCTCCACAAGGCAATTTACTTCCAGGGCAGGCTTGACCAATACCCCTACAACCTATTGAATTGACTGCTAGAGGATTATTTCCCGATTCCTTCATGTATATACACATCTTAGGACTTCCGCAGTTAGCTTGTGCGGCAAAGACTTGAGCAGTCTGAATAGACGCTACTCTTTGCTTCTCGGCTAACTTAGATTGAAGCTGTTGTTCCAACTCCGTCTTCTGTCTCTCTAGTTCTTTAACTCTTGCATCCTGAGAGGCCTTCTCGGCATCCGTAGTGGCCTTTTCTTGTAGAACCTTGGTATAACTATCGTTTAACTCTTTTAGCTTAAACTGGGTTGATTTTAATTCAACTTGGTTTAACTTAATTTGGTTAGACGATTTGCTTAATTTATTAATGAATAAAAAAGCACTCATTATTATAAGTAAAACTATTAAATAATATAGTGCTTGGGCTAGTTGACTCTTTTTAATTTGTTTCAAAGTGTTCGGCTTAAGCCTGGTTTCTCCTTGTTTAACTTTACTATTATAACTCTTCTTGGAGTATTTTGGGTCTGTTTTCAATAATTCGTATTCCATAATATAAGAAGGGGCCGACTCCTCGACCCCAACACCTACCTTACTAACCTAACCAGTTCTTGCGAAACAACTCGATACCGACTAGTGCTGGACCTACTGCTACTACGTATAGCATATATTGTATGTCACTCTTTACACTAAACACTAGAAAATAACTTGCAATTAAACACGTTACTGCTACGAATAGTTTTATTAGTTTTAATATTTTATTGTCTTTTACGACTTCTTTGTTGTCTTTCATTGTAACCTTTCTATTAGTTTACTCTTACATAGTATCATACTATTGTGGTTATGTACAATCCTTTTTGTGTTTACTTATTTTTTTATACTCTTAAAAAGCTAACTTTCTTTTTTTCTTTTAGCTTCTATTCAAGGACCTTTATGAGCTAACGGCTCTGAACTAATGTATTAGTACTAGGTGTTCTTAATGTTTACCTATATAATATAAAGTTTAGAATATATTAGCAGTTTGTTAAAGTTCAGTAGGAGCGCTATGCTATCAGTTCGTCACCGTCTCCCTCTAAGCCGGGAGCAGCCACATCATTCTTGTTTACTTATAGTTTTTAACGTCCCTGTAAGCGGTAGAATAAACCGGTCCTTAGACCAATAAAAGATTTTACTTTTTCTAAGATTAGTAGTATAATATACTTATCTTTGGAAATGAATTGAAGAGAGCTTAACGGCTCTTTTCTCTTTTATCGACCAATTCATTCTTTGGAAATGAATCAGTAGTTACATAGTATACCTCTTGAGTGATAAAGTAAAATAAAAAATCTAGGACCGGCATCCTAGACTTTATTTGTAGTACAGGTAGAAAGGTTACAAAACTGTGGAGGGTAAATCCTAAGAGATGGAGCCCCTGTACTACTCTTATATTATAACACACTCGCGTAAAAGAATAGTTTTGAACAGTTTTCTATCTATTAAGTTACAAAAACAACATAATTTGAAAAATCTATTTTACATTAGCAAAATAATAGTGTATTATGGATATGTAAGCAAAGAAAGGTTACAC